AGGAGGATCACGATGTCACAAGAAAATACAGGGCAAAAGACGTTTCGGGCAGGCGAAGTAATGGGTCTTTATTGCCGAGTCAAATTGCAGGCTGGAGCCGGTGATACGGTCATGCTGGCGCAGGCAGGTGAGGAATTTATTGGGATCACAGCAACGGCAGGCGTCAATGTTGGCGATATGGTGAATGTCACCATGCGTTCAGCCGCACGCACGTACAAGATGACGGCTTCGGGCGTTATTGCTGTCGGTGCTTTGTTTTACGGGGCGGCCAGCGGCAAGATTCAGGCGACCGCGTCTGGCTTGGCGCAGGGAACGGTATTGGAGGCCGCGGCCAATGACGGCGAAATCATCGAATGCGTCTTGAATAACGGCGCGGCCGTCAATATCAGCGGTGCGGCGACCAACATCGAACCCGAAGCCGGAAACGGGTCTATCCCGATGATCTTTTCAAAGACCGGTATCGCGGATGCGACGGCTTCACCGACGATCGTTACGGCACCGTACAAGTTCCGTGTGATTAATTGGTGGATTGTGTCGCGTGATGCAACAACCACACCCAACGTCAAGCTTATTAACGTGGCAACGGACATGACAGCGGTTATTGCCAAGCCAGCGACGGCTGACACGATTGTGCCGGGTGGAACGATTGTAAACGCACAGAAGGATGTGCTTGTTACAACCGCGCTTAAGGTCAATGCCAGTATCGTGGGTGCGTTTGACGTGTATGTGATGGCTGTGAAAGTTTAAATCTAACGAATAGAAAAACAGGAGGTTTGAGATGTCACTTGATTATTCAGGAGCAAGAGCAACGCCGAGGCTTGATTTAGGCGCGGCGGTTTATGAGTTCGCGGATCAGTCCGATGAGTTTGTCGGCACAAGGCTTTTCCCGGTCTTTAAGGCGACCTTGAAGACGGCAAAGTTTTCCGCGATCACACGCGACACGTTGACGCAGATTGGCGATACCAAGCGTGCCATGCGCGGCAACTATAACCGTGGAAGCGTGGGGGCAAAGGACAACCAGTACACGTGCGAAGAAAACGGCTGGGAAAATGCGCTGGGCGATGAAGAGCGCAAGCTGTACCAGAACGATTTCGACGCGGAACTGGCCGCGACAAAGGCCGCGTTGGGGATCATTCTTCGCGGGCAGGAATTGAGGATCAGTAACAAGGTCTTTAACACCACGACCTTCACGGGGACGGATCTGTATACCGACAACAGTGCCAGTCCTTGGTCGAATATTGCGACGGATGCAATTCAGCAAGTTCGTTTGGCTAAAGCCAAGGTGCGCACGAATTGTGGTATGGAACCGAACGCCATCATCATGAGCCAGACAAATATAGATCGGCTCAAGGCGAACACCTTAATTAAGGATGCAATTAAGTACACCGCGCGCCTTAATGATCAGGAGATTGATAACGCTTTGGCTGATCTCTTTGGTGTGAAGTATATCCTCAAAGGCCGGGCGATCCGCAACAACGCCAAAGAAGGCAAGATCTTCACCGGTGTTGATGTTTGGAGTTCGTCTTACGCGGCCATGGCGGTGATCGCGGACAACGGGCAGGATCTGACCCAGCCGAGTCTGGGCAGAACGTTCTTGTGGACTGAGGATTGCCCGGAGAATGCCTATGTCGAGCAGTATCGCGATGAGGATGTCAGAAGTGATGTGTTTCGTGTTCGTCAGCATACGGATGAGAAGTTAGTTGATCCGTATTTTGGGCATCTGATGAAAGTAGCGTAATTAAGGAGACGCCCGGGAGTCGGTCAAACGGCTCCCGGGGTCATTATTTATGTCTTTTAAAGATCAATTAGCGGTCGATGCGGCCAATTGTGTTTTAAACGGCAATGAATTTGCCGAGTCCGTTGTTTATACGCCATATGGCGGGCAGGCGCGGACGATCAAGGTGATTATTGAGCGCAGACGGCTGATTCCGTCAAATCAAGATGCAAACCGAGTATTAACCGGAACGGTTGAGATTCATGTGGCGCGGGATGCTGTTTTGGGTGTTTTAAGCGTCAATAAAGGAGCGAGCGCGGATCAGGTCGTTTTACCTGAGGTTATTGGAGGCGCAAGTGTGACCTTTTTTGTTGCTGACATTCTCGCTCAAGATGAAGGAATGTGGCATTTGCTTTTACAAAAGTGATCTATATGGAATTCTTGGTTGAAGCAGACACAAAGAATGTTGAGACGATGTTGCGTGATATGCCACGCCGGTGTCAAACGGCGATGGCAGACGGGATGGATCACGCGACACGCAGTTTCTACGCCAAGTTCTATAAAGAGCGCTTGCAGGGGCCGCCCGGGATCAGTCATACCCATGGCGGAATCTTTCATCGGTTTCGCAGGACGGTCTTGGTCAACGGCAAGCGGGTGTTTTTAAGGCAACAGGCAAGGCAGGGTGAGTCAACGGCGGCCATTGCCAAGTCATCCAAAGACCCGATGAATATGACTGTTGAAATGTACACGACCTCGGATGTGGCCGGGATGCATGAGCGGGGTGGCGCGATCAGCAGTGCCAAGGGTATGCCGGTTCCGCTGAATCAATCGGCGAGGGAAATGCTTAAGAGCAAGGTGTCGCTTCATGATCTTCGGGTTTTCAAGATCAATGGCAAAGTGTTCCTTGGGCAAAAAAGGACAGCGGGTAAGCCGGAGTTGCTGTTTTTGATAACGCATCGGGTCAATATCAAACCGCGTCTTGGGTTTTATTCGACCTGGGAATCGCATTCAGGCCGTCGTGAGGAAATTATGCGCGGTGCCTTGATCAAGGCGCTGGAGAAAGTCTGATGACAACGGTTCGGGAAAATATTTTGGCAAATATCAAGACAACGCTTGAGTCAATCACGACCGGTAACGGTTATGACAACACGATCGCAAGTGTTCAGCGTTGGGATAAGCGCGGCAACCCGCTTCGGCAGGTGCCGTGCATTGTGGTTTCGGCGGGTCAAGAGCAAAAGACCCCGGTTCCCAATCCGTTCTTTACATGCCACTTGACCGTTTATCTGGATGTCTGGGTGCGTCAGGACGCGGCAGATGTCGTTGTGACGGATTCAGTGCTTTCAAGCCTTCTGGGTGATATCGAGAAGGCGATCATGTCGGATTATACGCGTGGCGGGTTTGCCAAGGATACGGTTTTGCATAGCAGTGTGCCGTTTGAGTCTGTCGAAGGTCAACCTCATGCAGGGTTGATTATTGAAATCGAAATAGTTTATCAGCACAAACAGGGCGACCCGGCAGTTTCCGGGTAAGGGAGGTAAGAGATATGTTAACGCGAAAAAGGCAACTGGCCGCGAAGATCGAAACGGTCGAGGGTACGGCAGAGGTTCTGGCGGCCACTGATGCGCGGCTTTTGGTATATGAACCGAAGGTTGGATTTGATGTGGCCTTGTTTGACCGCAATCCTACACGCACATCGTTCTCCAATATCGGCAAGGCTCCGGGCAAGCGTACCGCATCGATCGGATACAAACTTGAATTGAAAGGATCCGGCGTGGCCGCGACCGTGCCGGAATGGGGCAAACTGCTTCAAGGGTGCGGTTTTGGGGTGAATGCTCTTAAGTCCATGAATATCGGAGCCATTACCAATGGGCCATTTCAGCATGGTGAGACGATTACCGGTGGTACTTCAGCGGCTAAGGGCCGTGTGGTTATCAATACGGCCAATGGTGCCACGGCAATCATGTTTGTGTCAGTTTCCGGTACGTTTGTCAGTGCTGAGGTTATCACTGGAGGCACATCGACTGCCACGGCAACGACCTCATCGGTTCCCACCACGATTGGCAATGAGTTTAAGCCAATTTCGGATTTGATTCCTTCATTGACGCAAGGCAGTTATGAGGACGGGATCCGCAAATTGGTCGAGGGATCGCGGGGGAATGTGAAGATTGCTTTCAAGACTGGCGAGCCGGTCATGATGGAGTTCGATTTTCAGGGCGTTGAGGCCGGGATCACAGATACTGCGTTCTTGGCCAACGTCACCTATGAGACAACCAAGCCGCCAGTATTTTTGAGTGCGCTTTTCTCGGTGGACGCATATTCGGCCAAGATCGGCGAGATGTCGGTTGATATGGGCAATAATCTGGCTGAGAGAGACGACGTTAACGATACACGAGGTGTTGTGGCGTTTGCGCTGACCGGTCGTAATGTTACGGGGTCGTTTAATCCTGAAATGATTGCTGTCGCCAGCCATGACTTTCATGGCAAGTGGTTTGCAGGTACGGAAATGATAGTTGATTGTACCGTTGGGTCAGTTACGGGAAACAAGTTCAGGATTTATATCCCAAAGGCGCAGTACACCAAAATAGACGATGAAGATCGCGACGGCTTGCAGGTGGCCAAGGCATCGTTTTGTCTTAATGGTTCGGCTACACCCGGGGACGATGAAATCACAATTTTGGCACTCTAAAAAGGAGAGAAATCCATGCTTACAGGAATAAATATTTTTGAAACGAAACCGTACACCTCAAAACTTGACACTGATGCGGCTAATCCGACGGTGTTTCAGATTGGGCTTTTAGATTCAAATCTTCGGGCGTTCATTGAGGATCAGACGACCTCATTTGAGTTCAGTTCCAAGAATCCCAAGGAACCGGCCAAGGCGAATATCAATTCATCCAAACGCAATTTATTGGTTGTCCGTTTTGGAGTCAGGGGACTTGAGAATTTCATTGATCCCAGAGATGGCAAACCGATTAAGTTTGACAGCGTTTCTATGCCGGTCAACGGTAAGAATTACAAAGCCGTTACCGATGAAATTGTTTCAATGTTTCCCAAGGCGCTCATTGATGAACTGGCCGAGGTGATCCTTGCTGAAAATGTCTTGAGCGAGGACGAAGCAAAAAACTGACACTGGCGGTCTGGTTGCATAAATTTGAACTGGACTGCCGTGTATGTTCAGATGGCCAGAAGATCGAGCGCGGATGTGAGGAAGATTCACCGATTCCCGGCATTTGGAAGCTTGATAATTGGGAGTTTAGTCGATGTCCAAAAAGTCTTGTCGAAAAAAGAAGCGTTGAGTTTCTAAACGCGTATTTCTTTTTCGGTAAGGGGTATCTTCCCAACGCTGGCGGATGGCTGGATCAGCCTTTGAAGTTTGTACAGGCCATGCTTGTAGTAGAACGCGAGGCCGCCCGGGTAAGAGAGGAAAAGGAAAATGCCCACTAACCGAGAACTTGAAATAATCATGCGTCTTAAAGACGAGGTCACAAATCGTCTGCAAGGCGTGCAGGGTAGTATTGCCAAGTTTGCGGCTGATTGTCATAAGGTCGGTCGCAATATGCGGCAGGTCGGCCATGAGATCGAACAGGTCGGCACGAATTTCCTTATCATGGGCGCGGCCATCACGGGCCCGCTTGCCCTTGCCTTTAAATCCGCAGAGAAGTATTCGCTATCTGTCCATAACGAGCTGAAACGCCTCGACAATGCCTTTCTTGGTCTACAGGTTTCTATTGCACAGGCGTTGGTGCCGATCGTGCATCAGTTGGCCAACGTGTTTGGCAATCTTCTTAATCTTTGGAACAGCCTAACGCCAGCAACGCAAAACATGATTATTCAGGGTGCGGCGATAACCGGTATCTTTCTTACTCTTGGCGGGACGATTATTGCTTTGGCAGGAAGGATCACGCGATTGGCCGGAACCATTATTGATCTGGTGGGAAAATTTGCCTTGTTTGCTTTGGCCAACCCATGGCTGGTTGGCATCACTGTTGTGGTCGCGGCATTGATAGTGGTTTTTCTTAAATTCAGGGGTGTGGCCGTGCCGGTCTTGAATGCTGTCGAAATCGGCGCAGAAATGGTCTACATCGGGTTTGTGAAGCTGATTAAGTACCTGCTGGTCGGGTTTGATCAGGTCACACTGGGTTTGCAGAAGTTTTATGAGCTTTTGGGCAAACTGCCCGGCCAGTGGGGTG